AGGACCTGCAAGTAGACGTTCCCCGCGTCGTCGTACAAGTCGACCTGCACCAGGAACGCCGGGCTGCTGGTGACCGCGGTGACGTGGGCGAACAGGGCAACGTCCTGGACGTCCCGCAGGTCAACAGCGGTCTCGAAATCAGCCTGGGGCACGTCATCGCCGCCTCCGGCCCCGGCCCACCCGCCGGAGTTCCCCGCCCCGGAGATCGCGGTGCCGAGCCCGGAGGCGGCGAGGGACCACAGGACCTTCGACCGGGGGTACAGGTTGCTCACTCGGCGCCTCCTCGGTCGCGCTGCGGTCGGGGGATGCGAGGGTGCCGGGTCAGTACAGGGCGACCCACGGCATCGCCGTCACCGCGGCCCCGCTGGTCAGCGTCGCCAGGGTCAGCGACGCCGGGAGAGTGGAGGACGTGCCGTACAGCGAGTACCGCTCCGTGTTCGCCGGCACGTTGAAGTTGACCGCGCCGTTCGCGGGGGCGGCCATCAGCGTCGGCGTCGCCGTCGTCCACGCCACCTCCAGCGCCACGTAGTAGAACCCGGCGGCCAGTACGGCGGGGGTCGCCCAGGTGAACGTCTGCTTGCCGGTGTTCGTCCCCCACGCCGTGTGGATGTCCGCGGAGAGCGCCAGCTGCGCGCCGGCGAGGCTGTAGATGCCCGCGTAGGCGTGGGTGACGGTGCCGGTGGCGTTCGCGGTGCAGTTCACATCCGCGTAGGTGGTGGTGCACGCCGCCGGGTTGTAGAACTGGGCGACGTAGGTGTTCGTGGAGGACGCGAACGTCATCGTGGAGGAGGCCTGGAGCACGTCACAGGTCCACGCCAGATAGGCGTTCGCGGCGGGGCCGGCGCCGACCAGGGCGCTGTGCAGGCCGGCCTGCACGAAAACGCAGCCTGAGCCGACCGTGCCTGCCGTCGTGCAGATCCAGAGGGCGCCGGCCTGGTCAGGCACCACGTCGCCGGCGGCGAACGTGCCCGAGGCCGGCGCACCGCCAGCGGTCGCGCCGGCGTAGCGGCTGTTCGCCGTCGCCCCGGTCAGGCCGGCGACGCCGACCGTGTTGAAGACGGCTGATACGGCGGTGATGGAGACGGGGCTGCCGTCCTCGTCGACGATGCCGGGCGTGGTCATGAGGGCTCCTCACAGGAAAGCGGGGCGGGACGGGCTGCTCAGGCGGCCCTCTTGATCAGGTAGGCGGCGAACGCGGCGAACGGGAGGAGGACGCCACCCCGGGGCATCGCACTGCACCTGCAATGAGGGTGAGGCGTTGCCGGGTAGTCCCGGGGGGTGTACGGGCTCTTGTCTGCGTAGCCCTGACAGGTCGCGCAGACGTTTCCCGAGCCTGCGGTCACCCAATCGAGCAGTTCGATCCCGCCGAGCGCGGCATATGCGGCGGCCATCGCGGCGGAGACCGCGGCGGACATGGCCTGGTCGAGGAACGCGGTCACCGACCGGGCTTTGCGGAGCACCGCGGACGCCGCGGCGAGCATGGCCGCCTCAGAGTTCCCGGTGACCGCCCCGGCGGTGAGGGCCGCGGCGAGGTCGGTGACGGCCCCGGCAATAATCCTGGCGGCCCATCCGGTGACGGTGCCCCGGTCCGGTTCCTGCTGGCCGTCGCGCGCCGCTTTCTGCCAGGCGAACCCGTCATACCCGGCGCCGGCGGCGGAGACGGCCAGCGCGGCGGCGGTCCCCTCACCCGCCGACGCGGTGAGCCCATCGGTGACCGCATCGAGGAGACCCGCGTAATCCGGCTGGTCGTTGACGCCCATCAGGAACCCGGCGGCCATTGACCGGGCCAGCTTGCGGAGCTCGGCCTTGTGGTGTTTCGCGGCCTGCGGCGACTCGTGGTCCGTGCCGGGCGCGGGGGTGTCCGGGAGCATGAGGGCGTGCCGGCGGAACGCGGTGATCAGGGCGGCGAGGTCCAGGCCGGCGACGGCTTTCCGCCACGCGGTGCGGGTTTTGCGCTGATGCCGGGCGTAGAGGGCATCCTGCCGGGCGTACACATCAGCCCAGACGCCCTCCAGGTTGCCCAGGTCGAGGGCGAGTTCGGCCACCGGGCCGGGAGCGGGCGGCCCGGTGGGATCATCGCCGCACTGGCCGCATGGGGAGCCGTCTGCCGGGCAGTGCAGGCAGCGCAGCGGGGGGAGTGCCACGGTCAGCCCTCCGTGTCCGGCTGAGACGCGCCCGGCACCTGGCGCGGTCCGGCTTCGGTGCCTGACGCGGGGCAAGACCGCAAGAGTCCCCGCTGCGCGTCTCAGGTCTCGGTGATCTCCGTCCGGCCGCCGGCGTCCTCCGGGCCGCACGTCCCGCAGCACGCCACCCAGGGCGCGTAGACGCGATGGCAGCGGGGGCATTCCCAGCCCGAGGGATGGCACGCGGCGGTACCGCCCGGCACCGGCGGCGCCGGGGGTATCTCGACTCGGCGGTCCGGACCCGTCAGCATCCACCCGCCACGACGCCTCACGGCCGGACGCGCATCCCGGCGACGAGATAACGGAACACGCCGGTACGGATGTTGCCGTGCTCGTCCGGCCAGACCGTGGTCCCGTTCAGGACCGGCGCGCCTTCCGGGTCGGCGAGCATGGTCATCTCCGCGATCACCCAGCCATCGGCAGATGCGCGCACGATGATCTTCTCGACCGTGGTGATCGGGGTGCCGTCGGCCGCGTCGTAGACCGCGACCTCCCGCGCGGCCATGGCGCGGGGAAATGTGAGCGTCTTGACCGGCCCAGGCCATTCCAGGACGACGTATCCCCAATAGCCGGGGGCGCCGGTGCCGGGGGGCCCGGCATGTGCTCCGGTGAGCGCCTCGATGCCCTGCCGTGCCGCGCGGGGAAGCGCCGCGCGTTCCTCGTCGCCGAGCCGGCCGAACCACTCCGCAGCATCGGCAACGCGGCTGGCCAGCGCCTGGAAGATCTCCGTGTCGGCGATCTTGACCTCTACGGCGGCCTCAGGCATTCAGTCCTCTTCCTCATCGCTGGCCGGGCTGAACTCGGTCCACGCGGCTGTCCTGGCCACCCATCCGTCTCCGCTGCGGACCACGTAACCGTCCCTGGTGGCGATGATCCCGCCGTGGCGGAGCCGCACTTTCAGCCCTGCCTCATCACAGGCCGCCAGGGCGGCGGCGAGAGCGGACAGCAGCGGCGCGGGGTCAGGCTTCGGGGTCACGAGACGATCTTCGGCACGAATATAGAGGCTGCCGCGGCGGTCAGCGGCCTGCCCGGCAGCGTCGACGGCTCCCACGCCGGCTCCGTGCCTTCGAGCTCGTACGGCTGTTCGGGTGGCGGCTCGCTCACGCTGCCTTCTTCCCGCGCAGTTCACGGCTCGCCGTAGTCAGCCAGTCGCCCCGCTCTTGCGGGACGTGGCCGACATAGGCCCAGACGAAATGCTGGCCGTCCTGCACGGCGGCGAGGATGTGGTGATGGCCGTCGACCGGGACGTCCTTCTGTGAGCCGGGCCAGCGGACCAGGACGGCCGGTTTCGGCTGCTGGCCGTTCTTCGGCGCGCGCCGCATCTTGGCGGCGATGCGGGCAACCTTGCCGGGTTCCTTGCTGGCGTCCCACTGGTCACGGTCGCTCATGTCGATCTGGTCGAGCGGCACCTGCTGCGGGCCCTGCCACGTCGCGGAGTCCTTCACCCAGCCGATCGCCGAGGCCGGGAACGCCCTGGCCATCTGCGAGTAGACCCCGGACGCGGCGTCCTCGTACACCGCGGCGGAGGCGGCATGGTAGCGGCGCAGCGCCTCACGGACCATGGCGCGCTGGCCGGCTAGCGACTCCGCGCCGGGCTTGCCGGGCTGCTGACCGGGTGGCCCCTGCTGCCCGAACTGGCCGGGCGGGGCCATCGCCGCCGCTGCTGCCGCCGCCGGGTCCTTGGATGCGACCGTGGCCTTCGACAGGGCCTCCAGGTCTTCCCACAGAACGAGGTTCTGCCGGTCGACGAGGACCGCCTTGTCGCCGCCGTCCACCGGGGGTTCGCCGATGTCGGCGCGGTAGCGGTTCTGCAGCCACGACCCGTTCCGCAGGCGGGTGTCCCGGATCTGCTCAACGACCATGCTGTCCCGGTAGTCGACCTCCCGGAACTTGCTCTTCCACCCCTGCACCCCGAAGCCCTGCACGGTGATGTGGAAGTTGAGTTTCTCCAGCAGGATCCCGCCGATGGGGTCGCACGTGTTGATAACAAAGGTGCGATGCTGCGCGTCGCCGGTGCCTCCGCCCAGGTTGCCCGACTCGATGACCCCCGCCTCTGCGGGCGGGACACCGCACGCGGCGAGCATCTCATCGCGGGCCTCGGCCTTCGCCGCGAGGACATCAGCCAGCTTGCCGGCCTGCAATTCGGTGACTTTCCCGCCGCCCTTGGAGATCAGCGGCGCGCCGATGTTCTTGGTTCCCAGGTTGCGGGCCCGGTACCGGTTGTCGAACCGGGTCACCTCATCATCGGACGTCCCCGCGGGCAGGTCGACGTGGATGTTGGCCGGCAGCCCCTTGCGGAGCATCTCCTTCTCTGTCGCCGCCGCGTACAGCCACGACCCCATGGACTGGAGCATCGCCTGCAGCGGGGCGACGCCGTTCACACCGGGGCGGGCGCTGTCAAGCGAACCGTGGATGACTTCGCGGGGCTCGAACTCCGCCCGCTGCCCCAGGTCCGTGACCTGAACCCACCCGGTGATATCACCGTGCTCCCCGGCCCTGGGGTACGTCGTCGGCACGTCCAGGTTGAAGATCGCCACCGGGGTCGGGCCGTCCCACACGACCTCGAGCAGGAAATCGCCGAACACGATGAGCTGCGCTATCGCGTTGCGGAGGATCTGCCTCGCGTCCTGGGTCGGGTTGCAGAACGCCCAGAACCGCTCCAGCGCCACCACGGACGGCGGTTTGGCGGGGGCTTCGTCGCCTTCGCCGGTGTCGGCGTCCCAGTCGGTGTACAGGCCGCCGGCGGTGATGGTCCGGGCGATGGCCTGCACGCATGCCCACGCCCACGGCACCGCGATGTAACAGTCGTACAGCTCCTCGAGGAGCGTCTTCCGGTCTGATCCGGTCGACGCCCCCATGGACTGGTAAACCTCGTCCACGCCCCCGGCGGGAATTCCGGGGATGAAGCCCGATCGGGCTGGCAGTGCGCGCTGGGGTCCGTCCGCAAGCGCGGCTGCGGCGGCCTTCTTCTTCTCCGTGACGTCGCTGCGCCGGAATGCGGGCGGTATCCAGCCGGCGAGGGGCATGCGACCTCCCGGCCAGTCTGGTTAAGCCCACGGGGGCCGCTGGACGGCACCCTGCCGCGGGTCACGCTCTACCACGTCATCACCGGGCCGCCACGCGAACGGGCCGCGGGACTCCAGCTTCTCCAGAGCGGCGAACGGGGATTCCTCCGGCGGGGGGACATCAGGCCACGACGGGCCACCGCCAAGATTGATCAG